ATGGAAGATTTTTATAAAAATAAAAATAAGCCTTCCAAGGTTAAGAAAGATAAGCCAAAAAAACAAAAAGACTCCCCAACCGTAAAAATGAAGGGAGTTAAGCTGGATCGTGAAAGAGGCGACTCTTCTAAGAAGTTAAGCACAAAAACAATGACGGCAGAGGAAAGAAAGGCTGCTGGAAGAACAAAGCAAAGCAGAAGAGGCTTAAAGCCTATAGTTTCTACTGCTGGCGTAAGATCGTTACCGTTTTATAATGATCCAAAATCTCATCTTGGCCCCGCTACAAAAAGCTCTCCCCACGAATGGGAAAAGCAAATAAGAAAAGGCAGCGAAGGCAGCGGAACTGACAAGCTGCATGGTGGTCTTAGAATGTCTGCAATAGCCAAAGCAAAGCCTGCTTTTACTGAAGTCGAAAGACCGCCTAAAACAACAATAGATGGTAAACGTCTAATGAAGGCTGGCGGAAGAATCAGAATGGACGGAACAGCAAAGCCAAGATAATGGGCTGGAGTAAAAGCAAGCCTTACAGCGAGATGACTCTAGACGAAAGGGTAAATGCCCTTATTGCTTCTCAGCAAATGATGAGTGATGAAAACATGACTTATAGGCAGCAGGAGCTTCCTCCTGAAGCTAGGTTTAGTGGTGAGTTCGGATTGCCTAGTTATTTAGGTTACCTAGGAGGGGACAGAGGCCAAGCAAGAATTAAAACTGTAGGCATTAACGAGCCTTACACGTTTGGTTCTATAGGTAGCTATTATAGAGCAGATCCTGAAAAGACAGATACTGACAAAAGAGAAGAGATAATATTAGGCCGAGTTCCATTGTCAGATCAGGAAAAGTATAGAAAGTATTATAAAGGAATTCCTGAACCTGACATGATTTATGTGGATTATCCGGCAGATGCTCCACAATTTGATCAGTCTAAACGTCCAGAAGAAACTCTTCAGACAATGCGGGAGTTAGCGGGTGTTAGTCAAAAAATTCGAGATGCTAGAACAGCAACAACTGCAGGAGTTCTTTCTCATGAGTTAGAACATCGTTTTTATGATATGCCTTTTTACAAAGACATGGTGAGGTTTTATGGCTATCCACAAAACATTCCTCATGATGAAATGTATGAAGCTGGTCTTTTTGATAATGAAAGTCGTAAAGATAAAGTACGAAGAGACTTATTTATATCTGATAAAGATCCTTATGAAAAATACCCTTTAAATAAACAGTTTTTTCTTGAACAATTTTATGGGCTTCCAATGTTGACGAGTTTTGGCTCTCAACACAGAATGGCAATTAATCCGATTGATAGAAGGTTTAGGCCTTCTCTTCGTGCAGGAAACATACAAGACTACCTTAATGCCGCAAAAAAAATAAATGCTAATAGACGGGCGATACGATTTAACGAACAATATGGCGACGAATTTAAAGAAGACTTATCAGTTAGGGAAGACTTAAAAGAAGAAATTAAAAAACAAAAAGAATCATTTCAAGATACATTTAAAGATGATGATGAATATATTCAACTCGCAAAAAGAAGAGATTTTTTAATTAGGCATTACTTAACGCCAGAAAGGCAAGAACAATATGGTTTGCGGCTTCCTGCAAGAGCAACCAGATCAAAGGAATATGAGCAACTCTTAGAAGAACAAGAAGAATCAGGCGTTATGGATAAAATTTTTGCATTAATAGGCAAACTAGCGAATTAACACCAAGGTTGAGTGTTATTGATTGAAGTAAACGGATATTTTATAGATACATTGTTAAAGCCGCTTTTTAGGGGGTTTTCAACATTTGGCGATAAAGTATTTTTTGAAAATAAAGACTTTCCTTTTACAGACGTTTTAGAAGATAACTACGATGTCATTAAGGCTGAGTTTCAGCAGATGCAGGATCGTATTAATGATTTTGCTCCGTTTCAGGAAATAAGTCCTGATCAGTCTTTTATTTCTAATGACGACAAATGGAAAATGTTTTTTTTGAAAGCTGGGAATGTGCGGTTTGAAAGAAACTGCCAAGAATTTCCAGAAACAATGAAAATTTTAGATTCAAATAAAAATGTAGTTTCTGCTTATTTTTCAGTGATTGGCCCAAGAAAGATGCTGATACCGCACAATGGGCCTTGGTGTGGAATTTTAAGAATGCACATGGGCATACAAATTCCTACAGAAGGTAAGGGTTGTGTTCTTGTAGTAGACGAAAAAGAATACAGGTGGGAAGAGGGCAAGGTTGTTGTCTTTGATGACACTTATATGCACACCGCAGTAAACATGACTTACAATGACCGTATTGTGTTATTTTTAGATTATTTAAGACCTTTACCGCTTCCGTTAAGATTACTGAATAGATTGGTTTTATATTCTGCAAAATTTCTTCCTTACTTTAGAAGACCTGTAACTAGACACAGGAAGTGGGAAGAAAGGTTTTACGGAGATGCTTTGTAATGGCTTTCCTGCAAAGCAATATTCCGCATTTTAAATGCTGGGTCAGAAAGGAATACACACACAATCACCAGAAGTATCATGGCGAGTTTATCCATGCAATGGCGATTGCAGTTACCTCAATGCCGACTAGGTGTTTGAGCTTTCAGTTAATATTTACTGGAGCAGAGACCTATGACACCGACGAACCTAATATTCATGGTGGCGCGATGTGGGCTAGGATGCCGATTACAGCTTTAGTGGCAGATACTCCATTCGAGGAATGGCCTGAACCTATGGAAGTATGGGCCGCACAGCCTTGGGATTGCTCGTCGAGGACACACAGTGTCTATGTCTTAGACAGGGCAACCCCGTGTCCTTGGCTTGCAAAGATCGATAATAATCTTTATCCCGCTAAATACTACTTCACGGTAGATTATACGGACTCAGAGATAGCGGATGACCCAGCGCAGCACAAGCAGTCTCATGTCATGGAATTGTTGGATGCTGGCAAATGGACAGGGAATATCGTGGCACTTCCAAATAATCGTGTTAGGGTGACTCACCCCGCATGGTTTGAAACAGGAGAGGGTGCGCCGGACTTTAGGCCATCACAGCATATTCATTACAGTAAGTCAGATCTAGACTACACGTTGGATGTAAACAAAGTTTTTAATAATTTGTACGCAGAGGATTTAGATGAAGAAGACTAAAGGTTATATGGCTGGAGGCAAAACAAAAGGCATGGCTGCTGGCGGAAAGCTTAAAATGGTCGAAAAGGATGGAAAGCAAGTTCCTTTTTTTGCTGCTGATGGCAAAGGTAAAATGGCTGCTGGCGGTATGGTTCCAAAGACCAAAGGTTATTTTAAGGGCGGCAAAACAATGATGACCAAAGGTGCGTCTGCTGGTGGCAAGATGAAGCCCAAAGGAATGGCTGGAGGAGGGGTTGCTAGAGGTAGTGGCGCTGCTAGGCCGCAAGCCTTTAGGAAAGATGGCTAAATGGCAATAGATAGCCCATTACAAACTCCTGATATGCCAAACCCATTTGGGGGCGGTGAAGATCAGATTGAAGTTGAAATAGTCAACCCTGAATCAGTATCCATTGATACGCCTGATGGCGGCGTTTTATTAGATTTTGATCCAGATGGCGGTATGGGCATGATTCCGCATGATGCAAACCTAGCGGAATATATTGATGATTCAGAGCTTTCGTCAATTTCTCAGGAATTAATTGGTGCTTATAAGTCTGACAAAGAAAGTAGATCAGATTGGGAAAGAGCTTATATTGAAGGTTTAGACCTTTTAGGATTAAAACACGAAGACAGGACAACGCCTTGGGATGGAGCTTGTGGTGTATTTCATCCTCTTCTTACTGAATCTGTTATACGATTTCAATCTCAAGCTATTCAAGAAATCTTTCCGGCAGGCGGCCCAGTTAAAACAAGCATTGTTGGTGTAATAGATTCTGAAAAAGAAAAACAAGCTCACCGTGTTCAGGATTACTTAAACTACCTCTTAACTGAGAAAATGACTGAGTACAGGGCAGAAACAGAGAAAATGCTGTTTTCCCTGCCGCTTGCTGGGAGCGCGTTTAGAAAGGTTTACTTTGACCCTAATATGGGAAGACCTTGTAGTATGTTTGTCCCCGCAGAGGACTTTGTGGTGAGCTACGGAGCCTCTGACTTAGAGACTTGTGAACGTGCAACTCATGTAATGAAACGCAGTGCTAATGATGTTCGCAAGCTTCAAGTATCTGGTTTTTACGTTGATGTGGATTTGCCAGCGCCAACACCAGATATTGATGAGGTTGAAAGAAAGTATAACGAGTTAACAGGTGACTCTTCTAGTTATGATTTAGACTCAAGGCACACTATATTAGAAGTTCAGGTTAATTTAGACCTTCCCGGCTTTGAAGATACAAATAAAGGTGAGCCTACAGGCATACAGTTACCTTATGTAGTAAGCATTGACTTGTCTTCTAGGACTATTTTATCGATTAGGCGCAACTGGTACGAAGATGACCCCTCTAAATTAAAGAGAGAACACTTTGTTCACTACCAATATATGCCCGGATTAGGCTTTTATGGCTTTGGTTTGATCCATATGATCGGTGGGTTGGCTAAATCAGCTACCTCACTGCTAAGACAGTTAGTCGATGCAGGCACATTATCCAACTTGCCGGGAGGATTAAAGTCCAGAGGGCTTAGAATTAAGGGTGATGACACCCCAATTATGCCCGGAGAGTTCCGAGATGTAGATGTTCCTAGCGGGGCCATAAGAGATAACATTAGTTTTTTGCCTTACAAAGAGCCTAGCAATGTTTTATATCAATTATTAGGCGATATTGTAGAAGAAGGACGCAGATTTGCTTCTGCTGCTGACGTAAAAGCGGCAGATATGAACGCTGAAGCGCCTGTTGGGACGACTTTAGCGATACTAGAGCGCTCTATGAAGGTGATGAGCGCTGTTCAAGCGCGTTTACACGCCTCCATGAGGTCGGAATTAAAGCTTTTATCTAATATTGTGCGGGATTTTGGCCCTTCATCATACCCTTATCTACCAAATGAGGAGCCTTTAACCCGCCAAGACTTTGATGACCGTGTAGATATCATCCCAGTTAGCGATCCTAACGCCGGAACGATGGCTCAACGCATAATGCAGTACCAAGCAGCGCTGCAATTGGCTCAACAAGCCCCAGAAATGTACGATATGCCGCTTTTACACCGTCAAATGCTTGAAATATTGAATATTCAGGACGCTGACAGGATTGTTCCGCTAGAAGACGAGATAAAACCGACAGATCCGGTCAG